TAATACGTATGGTGCACTTGATCTGTGTTCAGAAAATTCTGGATTATTGTATGGCGTGTTTCGTACAGAAATAGGAACTAAATCCTGTGCCATATATGGAACTTCATACCAAGTATTGCCATCACCATCAACAATATCAATTATTTCAGTAACATTTGAATCTGGGAGTACAATCTTGTCATACTTCTTAGGATCGCCAAACTCAAATGTAGATGTACGTATTTCACCTGACGATGCCTTTACTTGCTTTTTAAGTAAGTAGTATTCAATCGCACCGTCGTCAGTAACTGAATATACTGAAGTTTCCGTTGGGTCGAATGAAGATGAGAATCTAAAATCAACTCCATCAATTGTTCTAAAATTGATAGCATCAGTTGTCTTACATACCATGTTCGATTCTGTAATTAAACAGTAACGGTAATCTGGTCGAGTGTTTGACCCTTCACCGACGGACGGTATTAATTGAAATAACTCTAATTGAACTGAAGATGGTACAACAGTTTTTGCTTTATATCCATGGGATTGTGCAAGATTATACAAATTGATCCGCTCATCCACAGTGTATAGAAACGATTCCTGTAACTGAACATCTCCATAAAATGACATTACATCACCGATGTATGACGCCATTTCGATGAACATCATACCCGGACTACTTTCATTGAAATCCTGATATGTGTTTGGAAAGTAATTTTTAGCATAACTAATAAGTGCTGATCTGAAATCTGCAAAATCCTTATTAACATACTTTACTTCTCTATTAAATTTACCTAAATGTGCCATATTTATCCTACCTCGAATCTTGTAATACTGTCGACATTAAATATCGTTATCGTTCGATTGGCACCACTCTCAGTTACACTAAAAGTAATAACAATTTGAATACCGTGGTCTGAATCACCACCTAATGCTGGAATGTCGTACTCAGTACCCAACCGTACATCAATCTTATGATTGATTATATACGGTAACCAGAATCCAGCTTGATGTTTAATCTCCAACTCAATATCGTTCTGCAGTACCGAAGTACTTTGCTCAAATATCTTCTCCTGAATGCCTATACCAAAATTTGGTTGCATATATCGCTCACCCTTCCGAGTCAACAATAAATTGATATAATTTGATACCGCTTGATCTTCAGTCGTATATGACATATTGAATATACCACCATTACTACCACCCCCAGTATTATTCATTGGGAATTTAATACCTAACGATCCAAAGTCATTATCTTCTGGATAATATTTTATTGCTTGTGCCATTTATTTATATCCCTTTCAATTATGAGTAATATGTATCATACACATCCCCACTTAACCCGTAATCAATTATAGCCAACTCATCGTCACCAACAATCCCATACGAACTTAATCTAGCCAAATCACCCGCAGGTGTTTTATATCCCACCATAAAATCTACAACTTCACGAGTGAAGTCATCTTCCCATAGTATTTCATCTTCCTTCTCAGATACATCACCGTATCCCCGATTTCTACCATATTGTCGCACTAACCAATCACCATAACGATCAAAATCTACACCAACAATTTGTTTGAATTTTGATCTAGTCAATTTTCTAGCTAATTGCATTTCAACCCACAATCCATTCTCGTCAAATGAAAATATCTCAGCCAATATTCCACTTTTAGCTAAATAATTATCATTTCCCCACGTAATTTCAGTTTGAGTTTGAGCAATCCCTTTCTTATTCTTAGATAACTTCAATACTTTATCATTATCAATCTTATATACGACTCTACCAGACCCAGCTTTTATCTTTTGTAAGTTTTCTTCAGCATATCGCATTCTACCTGAAAATGATGATATATTGGCAAACTCTTCAGCACTCCAATTAGTAGGATAATCCTCATCGAGAATAGATTCGTCTATCCATTTAACATCATCATATATTTCAAGTAGTTTCATTTAGTTTCCTACGGTAGTCTTGTCAAAATATTCAGTATTATACCTAGGAGCACTCGACCCCGCATCTCTAAACTTATCACCAGCTTCAGATATTCTATCAAATTTTTCTTTGAAATTTGTATTCATGAGAACATCCAATACTTTCTGCACACTTGGTTTACTTAAATCAACAGGCTTACCATCAATTCCTTGGATGGTTCCACTGGTTGGAATTGAAGTTTGTTGTGGCACCGCAGATTGTTGAGCACTGACTGGCTCGAAACTATCAACTATGCTACTAACTTGTCTAGTTTCTCGTAATGGTGTCGTCTCGTTCAATATACTATTCAACATAGAATTTTGAGTGAATTGTCTATTTGGTACTTCAACTTTTTCTACCCCTTTGTAATTTGGCATAGAATTCATGTTTTCTAATGCTTTTTCAAAACTAGATTTCTGTCGTTCTTCAACATATTGTGGCTGTGTTTGTTCCACCAAACTACTACCACCAATTTCACTTAGAATCTTACGTTCAGTGTAATCTAACATCTTAGCGACTTCGCCGATTATTTCAGCACGCATCAACGGTCGTTGTCTTTTAAGTTCACTCGCAACTTGGGCTTTTACCAATCTCCCAATTTGATCTACTAATTTTTTACTATTCATAATTGATACTTTTTGTTTATAAATATACTTAAATAAGTAATTAAGGTTTTTTGAACGTCGCCCAATCAGTTGTGTACAGTGCAATATACTGACCCATATTCGTGGCAACGGCAGTTGGCCCGCAAAATGTTGAATACACATTCGTTCCAGATGCCAAATTCTTATCCTGACCCAGCCAAGACTTCAAAAAGTCCATTAGATCACTCAAATACACCTTATAATTGCCGTCCTGAAGCAATATCCGCTCCCCTGTGATGATAACGTCCTTTTTACCGATGATCATAGCAGAGTCCTTCTTTGCGTTCAAAATAGCCCTATCTGCGTTGATTATGACTTGAGAACCATCTTTCCAATTACCAGCCTTTTTAACGTCTAAATTTTTATTGAATCCACCCTTAAAACTATTGATCATTTGAGTGGTTGTCATGTAGATACTAACCTCATCTTCCTTAATATCCTCAATTGTGTACTTTGCGATATTTTGATTTACTGATCCTGAAGGTTTTTTGACTCTAAAAATCATCAATGGATCGGTATTTGATCCACCCTTCCATGTTGGCTTCTTATCATAAACTGATGTGTCCCCTTCGATCGTTGATCCGAATCGAATTGATTGACCCAGTCTACCCTGCCAAATATCATCACCCTCAAATGGTTGAAGATTGTCAGTTCGCTTTGGAGATTTCGGGAAAGTATAGCCTACTTCCTTCTTATCATGCTTACGTTTACCTTTAATCGGTGCCTGTTGCGTCTGATCTCTTGTAAATAGTTGCGGAAATTGATGTAATACCAAATCGTCTGTGGCATTGATCGGGTCAAAATAGATATACCCACGACCTTTGACACCATCAGTCGTTTGATCATTAACAGGTGCCAGCATCAACGATACTTGTTCACCGATTAATGGAATTCTACGATTGAATATGGCTGGACGTGCGTATACATTCCTAACTTGACTCAAATTAGAAATACCAGCACCAATACGGATTTCAATAGAACCTAGTGCAATACTATTTCCTACATCATCCTTCTGGTCTGGTTTGAATGCCTTTTTAGTTTCAACAACTTCACCAATGATCATTTACGAATTCTCCCCATCGCCTATTTTTGGCATAGTTCTATCTAAGATAGTTTCAGCCTCAGCTAAAAGTTGCTTTTTCTCTTCTTCTGTTATTTCAAAATCAGAAGTTGATTCATTCGCAGTCATACCACGTTGAACAATTCTAGAAACAATACTAGCTACCTTAACCAATAGATCACTATTTTTAACTCTAGCATCCATTAGACTCGATATGTGTTCCATCAAGGCAACTGCATCTGAAGGTGATGTGATTAGACCAGTCAATTGCTCTACAAGCACCTTGATACTATCTCTATCCTCCTCAGTATTCTCGTAAATATCACTAAGTAATCGTTCGTATGTTATCATACGACCGTCCGATGTTTTAAATAACCCTACTTCTGAAAAATCAATCATCTTTTAGTACCTCTTTTTTTAATAAATACTGATCCCAATCAATTACCCCTTCAATCATGTACTCAGATGCCATCGATTTGAACAATAATTTCAATTTATTTATGACTTTTGTGATATATTGAGTTTTAACCTTAGCATGTTCTCGTATTAAAATATAGAGTGCTTTCTTATTATAATTGTCGATATCCTCACAATTTCCAAATATTGTAAAAACAGCTTCAGATATACGCTGTTCTCTAGTATTCTCAAATAGAATTTCAACATTTTCAATACCCCACTCAGACCATGCCTTCATGAAGTCAGACATAAGTGCCTGTTTTTCATCAATATATAATTCGGTTACTAGATTCCGACGATCGTCTAGAATCACGAGTGGATCACGCATCTTAATCGATTCGTAATTCTCCTTACATCTTACTATTAAAAAGTTCCTAGCTACAATGGTAAAATACGAAAATGCCTTCCCCTTATCCCGAGAAAATTTACATAACCGTTCATTGATGTAGACTACTGTTTCGTGCTTGAGGTCTTCGTAGGTACTATCGTAATGATAAAACTGATATTTATGAATCACATTCTCAACCAACTTATCTATGGCTGGATGTATTTGTTCTTCATATACTTTACTTCTCTCTCGACCTTCTTCTAATTCATTATATACAATAATGGCGTCTTCGGTGTCCCTCCCGAAGTACGTCCTTTTCGATTTTCTTGCCATCTTAATTTAATTTCCCTTCCCATTAATTAATCTTGTATTTGTTTTATATCACTAGTATCTTGTAAATTTCTATCTATACTTCTATTTATAAGTTTTGAAATGAATCGTTTAATTAAAACTAATTTTCTACGAAATCCAATTTGAACTGATTCGATTCTTTCAATATACCGATCAATGTAAACTTGGTCTATATCTGATAATTCATCATATTTAATTGATGGAAACCAGTACGTAAAATTCTCAATAACTCCTTTCTCCAAATCACTCATTACTACCCTTTCGTATTTTCCCTTCCCATTAATTAATCTTGTATTTGTATAATTCGTCGTACTGCATACGGTGTTTTTGGATGTGGTATGTGTATAGCAATAGGTCTACCTATCGATCTACGCCCACCCAAACTTGCATCGTATGGATTTATTTTATCCCTTCGTATTTTCCGTTTTATTTCGGTCATCTTGCAATTTCTTCAGTTCTTCAGGATCAACAATTTTTTCGATCTGTAATTTAACTTGCTCAATCGAATCCATTATA